GCCAGCGGACGAAACAACGGATACGGCTCTTTTGTAATCGTTGCATGGTGTACTCCAAGGGCTAACAAGCCACCACCAATAATCTTTGGTGTTTGGTATGAGGTTTCTATACTTTCTGTATTCGTCAACAGTAAGAAGAGAGACCTTATCCTCACACTTGCCATATTCTGTCTGGCCGTCAAGAGATAAAAGATTTCTCTCAAACGGAATTATATTTTTTGAACCTATTTCTGCAGCCATCTTCTCAAAAAACTCTCCATTAAGATAGCCACGAAGACCACTGTTTTCCCAATTGTTTGAATTTGAATCAAACTCCATGTCTTCAATGTTATCAGCCAGACAAATATATCCAGCACCTGTAATATCAAGAATCTTCCACGTTGTATCTGCAAGTTCAAATGTATCTCCGATGCCAAGTCCCTCCAAAAAGTTAGCCGTTTTTGATGTCGCTTTTAGCATTGCAATCTCATTTCTGAGATCATTAATCTGTTCCTGTAATACTCTCATTGTTAATGTTGCCATAATTACTCTCCTTTCTTTGATACAAAGATATTAGATTTTAAGATACAAACCGGGCGAACACCGCGGCCGTAGTTACAGTAGCAGTTGCCGTTGACATGGCCAGCGGACGAAACAACGGTCATGCTATAACCCCAATCTCTTTCCTTAGTGCTCCAAGGAGTGCATGTCCACCACCAATCGTCCAAGTCCTTGTTAGGAAGTAAGTTGTTGTACTTCCTAGCCTCATCAAAAGTGATAGGTCTTACCTTGCATTTACAATCATCAAATTCATGCTGCATATCAACTGATGTTAACTCAACAGTATGCTCAACGAGATTGTTTTCCCCAACCTCTGACTCAATTATCGGCTGAATCTCATCCTCAATCACTTTCTTAAGGTTGGACTCGTTGTAATCTCTTGAATCCTCATCATAAACTATGTCTTCGGCCATAAAGTTCTTAGAAATAATTTTGGTCTCAGCCCCTATCTGTTCAAGCACAATAAAGTCATTCTTTCCAATCTCAAACACATCTCCAGGTGCCAAGGTTGATAATTCTACCTTATTCTTTCTTTCTGCTTCTTCAAGCTGCCTTACAAGTTCTCTTGCTACTTCTAATGCCTTACTCATCACATTACCTCCAATTTCTCGCTGTCGTTTACGGCAAGCATTATTATCTGACCATCTACCATGTCTACAGCATTCTGTTGATTTGCAGAATCAAGACTCTCTGCATCATCAAGCCAGATAGGACAAGCCACATTGCTAATTTGCTGAATGCTATTGCAGATATCGATTCTGCCAAGAATCCTGTTTCCTTTGTTACTCATCGTGGTAAGAATGTTCTTGCCATCTATGGTAGGAATACATGTTGACTTATATCCACCATTTTTAGCAAATTCAAATAGCTGCCACTTTACTAAATTAAAATGTTTGTTTATTTCAGTTGTAAGGACTTCGTTCTTAGCCTTATCAAGATCATCTAACAAATCAAGAATCTTCTGTGCATCCGCATGAGCCTGCCCCAAATTACGCTTATTAGCCAGTAACTCCTCAAGCCTTGTTTCATCAGCTTCTGTATCAGACTTAGTGATTTTGGCTTCGCACTCAGCTAACTCCTGCCTGAGTGCGGTCTCTTCGGATTTTAGTCGTGTTCTTGTTGCTGTTGTCTCCATTCCAACCATATTGATTTCAAGTGCTTCTATCTGCGCCATCACACCGATATATTCATCATCACCTGATATGTCAATGCATAATGGAAGTGCGTTATATTCTTCTTCAAGCTTGGTAAGCTTTGTTCCTGTATCAGCAACAGTCTTTCGATTGAGTTCATTGCATTTCTTAAGTTTTTCTATATGCTCCTCAATCTCCTTGATCTTCTGAGCTACGGCCTTGCCATCAGCCTCAACTGCTGCCAGTCGCTCGGCTTGATTCTGTGCAAAATCACTCTTAAGTCTTTCGATATCTTCTGCCGGAAATTCTCTATGGCAAGTCGGACATATAGTAGTAAGTTCGTTAAATTTCTCAGCATTAACGGATTTCCATTCAGCCACTAGTTTTTCTTTCTTTGATTTCCAAATACTCAAAGTTCTTGTTGACTGGTCAATATCCCAGTCGTTATCAGAAATCCCCTGAATTACATTCATCTGAGTAGTCTTGCAATCATCTATCGCACTTCTAAGTGCTGCTCTCTTGCAATCAAGATTTTCATTTGCTTTGTTCTGCATCGCAGATATTTCAAACTTTAATTTTAAAATTTTGTCTGCGATCTCATCATGTTCAGCAGCTACCTTATCCATGTCCATCTGATCTTCTGTGACCTTGTTCAGTTTTTCTTTAATTGCATTTTTCTGCAATTCCAAGGCGGATATATCTAGTGACTGTTTGATCTGTATATCTCTTTCCTTTTCTGCTATCTGTCCGTCAAGAACTGGTAGTTCCTTTGCAACTTTGGACTTTGTGGCTTTATTCATTGCTGAAAGCTCGTCTGCCGTATACTTCTCAAGGAGTGGAACAAGTTCAGTAAGTTCAACTTTGCTTTTTGCGACATCAACATCTGATACGCCATCTACTAATCCAAACAGAAATTCTCTCATTTCTGTTGGTTTCTTCGACAAAAATGCATTGATGTTACTACACATCTTGAGAATAGACATATCAACGTCAAGATATGCATTAAAATCTCTTAATGTCTTAGGCACATCGTTGATTGAATAAGAATTATCATCCTTGTAGTTGCTGCCATCTTTGCTATATTTCCTCTTCTGAGACTTACGCATGACGACTTCCTTGCCATCAACGTCAAACACGGCCGTAACTGACACATCCGCGTCATCTACAGTCTTACCATCAACCATACGGCGAATAGGTGGATTATCAGAAAGCTGATAATCACAGTTGAACAACAGCCACATATAAGCGTTAGTTATTGAGGATTTCCCTTTGCCGTTGGAAGCAGCAATCTTAGTGTTATCCCCAAAAATAATTTCCTTATGTGCATAACACATGAAGTTTTCTAAAATTAACTTTTTCAAACTGATTCTCATTTTTTATCTACCTCCAGTGGCAATTCACCAAGTATAATAAGTACCACGTCCAGATCTATATACTTTTCTCTTCTTGCTACACTTATGAGCACATCGGCTCTTGTCTCCATATCTATTAACTCCTCATATCTATCACGCGGAATAGTTACACTATACGTATTATCTATGCCATTGTTATTACACGTTCCCTCGCATTTAATGTCCATCTTCTTTCTCCTTTCTTTCTTCAAGCACTTCAAATCTTGAGACAGATACCTCATAAGCTGTCTTTTTCTCTTCGGTGCCATCCTCATAAAATTTGTTGTATTCCCTTGACTGAAATCTGCCGGTTATGCCAACCATAGAATTAAGTGGTACATCTGCGAATCGGTCAGCGCTCTTGCCCCACAAGAGGATTGGAATTAGATTTCTAATTCTATTAGGGAGATTATTGATTACTCTAGTATCGCTAACCCTGTAACCCCTAGGTGTTAACCTAATTTCTATATCAGCATATTTATGGGCGATAAAATCAATTCTGTTTTTATCACACGTATAGGGCTTGACCTCATGTACCTCTATATATACTTTTGTGTGATTTACACCTACCGAATCGACAACATGCTTAGTGCGGATATGTCCGACTACCTCTACATAATCAAATTTGCTGATATATGAGACCTTACTATCTTCAATATAACAAGGCACTAAATCCTCTGTTCCACTCAGTCGCCTTGCACTTATAATCACGCGATAATACGACTTATTACCTACTGAAAACTCATATATAGGTGTGTCAACAACACATCCGGCAATCACCGCATTGTTGTTTGGCCAATCACTAATATTTTTTTCTCTCATTCCTTTCCTCCTCTATAGTTTCCATCTTTTGCTCAACTACCAGCATTGTAAGAACCAATTCTGCAAATGCCAAAATAATCAATATCTTTACCCAAATGGGTAAATGAATGTTAAATATTTCCAACCCTATAGGTACGCATATGATGGCTATATAAAACATAATGGCCATCAGTGCGCACAAGACACGAATTATAATCGTGTCTAAATTTCTTCCCACGCAATCACCTCCTGGCATCACAATACTGACCCATATTCATCTGAGAATTAGCATTGTTTATCTGTTCGGCAAGTGCCGTGGGTGCTGAATAGCTACTGATAAAGTTCTGAACATCATCTATGTACCTACGCTTGATACTCTTATAAGTAGAAACACAGCCAAATTCACGCTTGAGCTGACCATACATATCTCTAAATGTCTGGCTCCTTATGCTCCTGTCGGCGTATGCCTCGCTATCTTTACCACCTAAGATTGATACCACTTTGCGCTTGACAAGTTTCTGAACCTCATCTATCTCACAGCCGTATAATGGCATATCGTTTTCAAGACTGCCTATCTTGTCCTCAACCCTGTCCACTCTCTCTGCAAGCTCAGTGTTGCCCTGGGCAAGTAACTGAATCTGCTCCAACGTTGTAAGCGGCTTATTGTAGCCGCCTGTTTTGCGAATTGACGGCAAAACCTCGTTCATTACCCAGTTTTCAAATTTTTCAGCACTAGGCAACTTAGACTTCATAATAAGTCGGTACAAATCTCCCTCATTTATGTAAGACATTTGCTGTATACCACTAGATGTAGGGGTGTCACGTTTTGTTACTCCCTTACAATGGTCTTTTACTGCCTTGCGTGGGTTTGCATACCCTAGTGCCATTGCTACGTCAGTAGCAACAAAAAATGGCTTACCATCAATTTCTATAGTTCGGATTTCTCCGAACTCGTTGCTACTGAATATCTGTAACTCGTTCATTGTTCTCCTTTCTATCTTGATATGATATATACTATCATCGTATGATAGTATTAGTGTAAAAAAATATCTGATTTTTCCACATCAGTCATACCAAGAAAATTTCCAAGGTCTTCAAGCTCGGTGATGGAAAAATCCGTTTTTCCATTCATCTTTGAATTGAATGTAGCAATGCTTTTATCAATAGCACTTGCACACTGGCAATAATTCTTTCCTTTCTCTCTTATCACACCTTTGAGTTTTGACAAGTTCATATTGTACCCTCCTTTCTTTCATATTGTGATTACAATATATCATATTGTGATTGTTTCGTCAATCGTTTTATGAAAGTTTTTTACAATAAATGTTTACAAAACTATCATAGTATGATAGTATTATAGTATCAAATAAGAAAGGAGGTAATTATCATGGCTAGCCAGTTCGGATTGAGAGTTGGTAACAACATCCGCAATTATAGGTTAGCAAAAGGAATGAGTATGAGGGAACTTGCTGGAAAGGTTGGTCTCACCGAGGCTACTATTCAAAAATATGAAACAGGTGCAATAAAAACACTTGATGTAAGCATGTTGATGAAGTTTGCAGAAGCCTTAAACATTCCACCAGAAGATGTTGTTGGTTGGGATAAGGTTGAGAAGAGAAACGATGAAAGCATGGAAGTAATGAAAAAGTACAACTTGCTTACAGATGGTCATAAGAAAGCTGTACTTGATCTAATTAATAACCTTATACAATGTCAGAGCTAAGTGAAGTACAATTGATTTAGTATTTCATACACTCTTTGGCATTCCTTTTGGGGGAGAACTTGTAGGAGTTGGTCAATTTCCTTTACAAGTTCTCCTTTTTCTTTTGAAATCATGTTATTTCCCATATTTTTACCCCTCCCATACAAATTCGCTGTCATTTGTATACTTACATTATATGTGCAAATAAATTAAAATAGAAGTCTAATTTTTTGTCATAATATATGGTAATTTGGGGAAATACATGGTACTATGACTGTAATATATACCACATGGGAGAGGTGAATACAAATGAGTAACTTTTTAATTGTGTTTGGAGCAATAATAATGTTTTTAGGGGCTGGCATATGCGTAGCATTGACTATAATATTATTATGTAAAAATAAAAAGGCTATGCCATTTATAATAGGCATTTTTGGCTCTATGATTGTTGGTGGAATATTACTTGGAATAGGTTGTGTGAACCAACCTAAATCGGAGCATAAAAAAGTTGCTTATAATACTACGGAAATGGTTACTACTGAAAAAACCACAACTGAAGAGACAACTGAGACGCCAACCACGGAAGAAGCAACTGAGGAGGAAACAGAGACTACTACTGAAGAGGTTAATGCAACGGATATTTCAGATATGCAGTTTCAGTCTTATTGGGATATGGCAAAAGAAACTGTAGAAAGTTGCTTGAAAAATCCTAAGTCAGCAGATTTTCCATCTTCTGTTTTTAATCAGGGCAATATTGCCATGGAACGAAAAGGACATCTTGTCGTAGTCCAAAGTTATGTATATAGCACAAATTCATTTGGAGCTGAGGTTAAAAGTGATTTTACTGTAGAAATGTTAGTATATGATACTGACAATTTTATATATGATGTTGTCTATCTCAATATTGATGGAGAGACAAATGGAGAATATGTGAGTCTTGACGAATGGGATGAAACAAATACAAGCGGAGAAAGTGAGTAATCACAATCTCCGCTTTGTTTTATAAAATATTTTCTCTAATTGCAAGCCAAAATACACGTATTGTCCACGGAGAGCCGTCTGTATTTGCAGCAAATTTTAGCGGAACTTTTTGCGCCGATTTTGATGCATCAAATGCATCGTAACTTGGCCCTATTAACTGCATTGCTGGCACAGAAGATTCAGTAGAAATTCCAAGATATGATATAATTGGAATAAATTCATCAGTCCCTGCTGGCACAAGAATGTTTTGTGTTACTTCTTGATATTGTCCCTTCTTGTCGTCCCCTGCTGGAAAAACAAACGTGACATATCCTTGACCCACAATTTGAAAATTAGAATTCAGTTTATCCAGAGTGGAGCTTGCTAAGTTGACAGCTTCACATATTTGGTTGACATCGCCTGCACCAAAGTTATCACCTGTCTGCTGATATTCTGTCACATCTTCAAAGCTAACCGTTCCATCATCATTAGTAATCATATTGTACTTACGTTTTGTATTGGCTGTAGCAAGTACATCCTCTTTATAATTTGTTTTCAAAGCCATCTTATTCATCTCCTTATATTCTTATATCCTTGTATGCACCTAGTTTAAATGGTATACGTCTAGGCTTAATACTGTCTAAAGCACCCTTAATAAGTTGACAAGCTGTTTCCAGTCTGTTCATCTCTGCTGAGCTAATAAACGCTCCATTGTCATAAAACGTCTGTTTGGCACCTATGTCTTGTGGATATACTACGCTGTTAATCCGTGCAATGTTGTTTTCAAATGTGTTAAATTCGTCTGCGTAATAAAAATCTGTATACATCTTATCAATACCCATGTTTTGATAACCTGTAACTGGTCCACACAAACTTTCGGCTCTTTGTTTTAAATATTCTATGTTATTTTTTATTCGGTTGTAATCCGTCCATATAACTGCGTCACCGCTTTTCCAGTCTGTTTTAGGTTCATTCCACAATTAATCCACCGCCTTTCTAGCACTAAGTTTTCCACTCCATGCACCATTAAATGTAAGTTCATTTTGATAAGCCTTAATTTTGGCCGTTGAACTATTGGTTTTAATCAGATTGAATAAATCCCCAGCATCTACGCTAGGGTCTCCACGCCAACTTATTGAATAATCAACTGCACCTAGGTAATAATTCGCTAACCAATCATCAAACAAACTAGCTACTTCTGTGTTATCAACAAGTGGGTTGTTCCAATTAACTGTTTTGCCCCCATTATTATTGTATCTATGGGTTAATCCTTTAGTGTCCACAACATACTCATATCCACTGACTGTGTACGTAAGTGTTGTATCTTTATCAGTTAGTCCATCAAATTTTAACATGCAATAATAGGCACCACTTTCTACAACTGTAACTGTCACATTACTTGCATCAGTGATGGCGGTATAACCGTGACTAGGTGCTGAAAAGTCAACTTTCACAATATTGTTGTTTGAATTGACAGTAATTTTTTCGGACACAAGTTCTTTTTTGTCGGTGCCGGGTTTATATGATTGTTTTTGAACGGTAATTGACTTTAATTTATCTTCCATCGTAACAGTTGGTGTATCAAACATATCATCTTTGGACAGTTCATAGTCTGTTGCGTCACCAATTTCAACATAGTCTATTGACACTCTTGCGTATGGCTCAACTTTTGTAAATTCTATAACAACTTTGTTCGCAGAGCCATAACGATTGTAGTCTGTCCAGTTAAGGCTATCTACATCGGTAATAACAACATCATCAACAAGCGTATCATTATCATAAGTTTTTATAGTAAATTCAAGAGGTTTACAATTTCTAAAATTAATTATAAATCCATACCAACTGTAAGATATATCTAAATTGAGAATAATTGTAGGATTTGCAGAAAACTCGCCAATGCCGTTTGCTATTTCCTTGCTCACATATCCTACTTCTTTATATATTTTGTTTTTAGGTAAAAAACAAAGGTTCCCGCTGTCAAGTCGTGAAAACCCGGTACTGCACATTGCGTAAGCTGTTTTCATGCTCTGCATCTTCTCCTATTCTACGCACAAATCCATTGTGAATGAATGTTTTTCGCCTGGTTGCAGTGTTACCGGCTCGATGACCTCACGTGCTAACATCATTGCTCCCGTGAAAGCACTTGCATAACTCGCATATAACCCTACTTCTGATATGGTTAGTGGTGCATTACCTGTATTTCGTATAACTCTAGTGATAGTTATAATTGAACTTGAAAATGTCTGCGGTATATCTTTAGTTTGTGTGACGATCTCATAGTCTTCTGTCACATTTTCAAGCTTTATATCTGCCGCTGTTGCTGGTGTTGTGCCTGTCCCTAACACTATATAAACTCCGGTTATGGCTGAGCTAGGCGCATTTTTTAAAAGCAACGATGCACCAAACAGCTGTCTAAACCAAGAGTAACTTGCGCTAGCTGTTTTATTTTCTGTGGTTTTACACACAGTATAATTGCCTGAACCCAGTTGACAGTTTAGGCTGACAAGACCGGCGAAATTATTTGTCAACATATATATACTTCCTCCTTTAATCTAATGTATTATCCGTCTCATGTGTCACTCGGCACTGTACCACACCGGATATCATTGTTGTGCTTAATATCTGTGAGTTTGATGTACCTGTCTGTATCTTTCCGACATTCTCAGCCATCACATCAAATGTATCTGTCGCCTCTGTGCTTACACCTTTTTCAGTGATAGCACTGGCGACTTTAGACTTGCCATCACTGACAGATTTTTTTACTTCTGCAACTTCATCTGATATTGTTTTTATACTTTTGTCTATCTTGTCCATGTCTCCTGTGTAATCTGTTCGCCAATCTGGAATATCATCATTACCGAATTGGCATAATCCAAGATTTTTTGTTTTATTTTGTGATGCCAAAAAATCACCTCTCTATTATTTAAGTTTAAATTTTGCTTGCGTAGCATACTCATAAGCTGTTAATTTGTATGTATCATACCTGCTTGCTGTCAGCCTTAACATTGCATACTGTTTAGCTGTCAATGCTCCATTATCATCATGTAACACGCTGTCAATATCACTAAAATCTAATTGTCCATTTGATGATATTGTTTTTGTGGGTGTAATTGCGGATTGTATATGAATCCTATTTTGCCTGTCAATGGACAAAGTGCATCTGCCGGCATTGGCAATTATCTGCAAACACTCTGCGTGCGTAGCAACTGGTAACGGATTGTGTGTTACAGTATTTTTAAGAAAATTATCAAGAAAATAGTTACTACTGTCTGTAATTCCTGCATCTGCCAATACTAGCAGTGCCAAATCGTACAAGCTAATCCCATTTGCATAATACTGACCTTTATAGTATTGCCCGGTTAACAATGTAAATCTATCTGTAGCATTAAATGTCGCTTCTCTACTATTAGCCGACCATGCGGATAAGTAAGTGGTTTGCTCCGGCAACCATTCAATATTGCCCTGTCCGTCTACATCATAGCCAAACTGTACTTTAACCTCTTGACCGATTCCCATATACTGTATTGCACTGTCTGGATTGTCTGGATCGTAATATTGATCTTGATTATCAACTTTAATCATAACATCCATTGATGGTATGGTTTCTGCTATTGGAGATACATATTCTTTGCTACTGTAGTCCATTACCTCTTCGTTGGTAAATGTTTTTGCAAGACCACACTTAAATGAGTATATTCTCAATCTATTCTGCCCGTAACGCATTTGAGTTGGTTCGATTGTAATAAATGTTATGTCTGTAAAAACATCTTCCGTTATCCATACTTCATCAGCATTACGATAACGTGTAGTGCCATTGTTAGTAATAATATCAAACTCAGTCGGATAACATTTTCCAAAATTGACAGTCAAACCCTTAATAGTATGTGGATTAGCAAATGTCATTGTAACTATCCCTGTAATATCAGCAGTTACAATGCCGTTGTTATAGTAATCGGTGCCAGTTCTAGGCAAGAAAAAAGCATTGCCATCGAGGACAGCAATGCCAGGTTCTGCTGTAGCATATATTCTAGTTACTTCTTCGCCATCAAAAGGGGCAATGCCATTAGAATATGCTGCTGTTTTTGTTTGTTTGTCTAGTTTTATTTCGTTTTGGGCTCGGGAATTTACAAGGCCTATTGTTGCTTTGATATAACCTCTGTTTCGGTTAAGGGACTTCATAGATTCCTTATATTTTTTGCTTACATTTTGCATTACATCACCTACCAGTATCTATAAGGTTGAACTGACAGTTACGATATTTAGTTACTATGTGCGATTTTGGACTTGCAAACAATGGTTCTGCTGTTCTGTCGCCTGGGTACATTATAATTGTTATCGGTTTACCTGTGCGATAATCTTCAAATGTAACTGGAATATAAAATGGTTCAACCGCTTTTAACATTGCTTGCCAAATTTTTGGTTCAAGGCCGACCCACTTCATATTGTCCAGTTTATACAAGTCTCTGCCAATCCTTTGACCGATAGTTACATTGTTTGCATTACGGCCGGCATTAACTGTCGTTGTAATAGTATAAGTAAAGCCAACAGCGGGACATGGAAAGTCCACACCGTTGACATTTAAAAAACTTGATAATCCTTGTGCCATATTATCACCTCTATGCTGTTGTAAATTGATGACCGTTACGTGATCTACGCCTATCCGTTTCACTGACAAGGGTTCGACCATCAATATTGATAGATGTATCTTTATCTGCTGTTTCCCTTGTATTCCGGGCAATTTGGGAGAGATAAGGCGTAAGTGCGTCATCAACTGCTTGCCTAACTCCACTTGCTATACCGGCGGTAATCTGTTCGTTGTTTGCAACGACAGACTTTCCGTTGTCAAACTTACCCATTATCTCACCTTGGTTTGCACGGAACCATCCATCTTCTGGGAATCCTCCGGTTGCATAAGTTGGCATGAAACTAAAAGTACCAGACATTGCTTGCTTAAGTGGGTCTGATGCTTGCTTAACATTGAATTTTATTTCTTTTTGGGACATACCCATAAAGATTTTGTTTGCGGCATTTTCACCAAGTTTTTTTAAGCCCTCATCTGTCTGTGTCTTAATATTGTACTGTACACTTTTGCCAGTAAAGTTCTTTTGCAATGTATCGTTAATTGACTTAACCGCACTACCGCTAGTTGTTGGCTTGCCGTTAACAGCGGTATTTGCATTATACTTAACTGTTTTATCTTTCCAGTACCGACTGAAAATATTGGATATGCTAGAAAGTTTTTCACCTGTAGTTGCATTTTGACCGTTTATAGCGGTTTGCGCATCATACTTAGCACTCTTGCCTTTCCATACAGATGACCACCGATTAGCTATTCCAGATAAGATGCTGCTACTTGGTGTATTTTGTCCATTTGTGGCGGTTTGCGCATCGTACCTAGCATTCTTGCCTCTCCAAGTATCGGCCCATAATTTTCCTATATTTCTTATGGTCGCTACGTTGTCTGTCTTATTATCATTTACTGATGTGTCTACATTGTAATCAACGTTTTTCCCACCAAAAATTGAGATCGCACCGCGAACTGATTTATTCAGTTTTTTATAGTCTTTATCAGTCTTTCCATTGGTGGTCGTATCAATATTAAACTTGCTGCTTATAATTCCTGATAATCCAACTATAGGGCTTGTTTTCATTCCGAATTTTGCAACACTGCTTAATTTGTCCGCAATTTTCTTGAGATATTCCCAAAGTGTTTTCAATTTCTCGGTAATTGAATTTAAAACAGGCTTAATAATATCCCATGCAATTTGAACTTTTGCACTTATATCCGCAATTTTTTTAACAATCCAGTTACCAATTAATTGCCGAATAACTGAACTAATTGCTGATGCAACAGCCAATATAGGTGAAAGCACAGTTTTTATTGAATTTAATGCCGGAGAAATTTTTTCACCTATTGCATTGGCAACTTTTGAAATAATCAAAAAAACTGTACTTAATAAGTTTGAGACTGCGCTTAATGCGGGTTTTAATACTGTTAGAACCTTATCTGTATATGGGGACAATTTGCTCACACCAGATTTGATCTTGTTAATTATGTCAACAATTAAATTCATTGGTGCAATAATATATTCAAGTGCTTTTTTTATGCCCTTGAATAATTTGGAATTGGATATTTTGCTATATGCACCTTCTCCAAATACTTTATCAATTATTGCTTGGCCTACACCTTCATATATTTGCATTGGAATCTTAGGTATTTCCTTGGCCATAGTAATAATTAAAGAACCAAGGTTCCAAACAAGGCTTCCCCAATTGATACCACATATAAAATCCACAACTTTTTGGCCAAGTTTTTGCCAGATGCCGTCTTGATTAATAGTCTCAAAAGCACTAACTATTGTCTTACTTATTCCTATTGCAAAGTTAGATAAGGTTGCTCCTGTAAGTCCAGCGTCCCATGTGTTAAGAAATCCAGTTATTGAAGATATAAGCGATTTACCCAAGCCTTTCCAATCAAAATTGATTGCAAAAGTATTTCCAGCAGTAAGTGCTGTATTTATTGCGCCGGCAATTGTTGAACCAAGATTAGAGAACAATCTCGGAGTAATGAGGCCATTCAAGAAGTCGGCAAGTCCTTTGCCAAAATTTTTTGCCTTTTTGTATACCCTATTCCACTTAATAGATTCCATTGCCTTAGACAAACTATCACTGATATACTTGCCTAATTGGTTAAGGTTTTTGATGCTAGACTTGTAAAGTCCCTCTGTTTCTTTTATTTGGTATTTAAGTCCATTGTTGCCACCAGCACCGCTTACACCAGTGCCTCCACCAGAACCACCACCACCGTTTGTGCCTGTGTCTTTATCCGGTTCAACAACATTTAACTCATCAATTCCAAGAAGATATGTTTTTAAATCTTTGGCCGCTTTGGCGGCTTTTTTAGTTCCGCTTGCCATATCATCAGCAGCACCGGCAGCACCTTCAAAATCATCAGATATAGCACCCTTTTGTATCTCTAGTTTCCATCCAAAGATTGCGCCAAGGGCATTTACTACCTTTTCGGAAAAAGTGTAAACCGCCGATAAAGCTTTATTAAGAGCCTGTACAAGCGGTTTTAACATATTGACAAATGCATTACCCCATACGCCAGCAACTGCCTTTATTTGTTCCTGTAAGATGCGTAACTGGTTAGCCCATGTCTGGCTAGTACGCGCAAAATCCCCCTGTACATTCTTGGTGTTATCCATGACATACTGATATCTCAGCATTGTTTTTTCCAGCTGAGTCATAGAAGATATGTTGGCGTCAAGACCTTTTTTCATCGCATACTCTTTCAGAGTAGCGTTTGTAAGGTCAATACCAAAAGCTCGCATAGGCTCTGTCTCGCCAGTAAAGATTGACCATAATTTACGAGAACTTTCTTCCTGTGAGATATTGTAGAAAGAGGCTAAGTCTGCCGATAATGCAGTAAGCTGTATTGACATATCAGACATATCTTTAACGGGCGCACCCATAGCAAGTCCCATAGCCTGAAATCTACCAGCTGTCTGTTTTGCCGACAATTCTGACATTCCATACATTTTTATTGATGTTTTGGAGAATTGCTCCAATTTGTCCGTGTATTGACCGAACGTATTAACAACGACATTCTGCACTTCAGTAAGATCAGATGAAATGTCTATGGCTTTTTTGAATCCACTTAATACTCTTTGCGCTGCCCAAAAAGCTGCATACAGTTTTCCAACTGCCGATGCAAGGCTCCATATATGTTTTCTAGCACTTTTAGCGCTGTTGCCCATACCGGAAAAACTGTTTTGTATGCCTCTGCTTACACTTGCCGTTCTACTTCCTTGCGCTGCCAGATTTGCAAGTGCATGAGTCATTTGTATTACATTTTGTGAAACTTGTGGTGCTGTAGCCATAACTTGCATAAACTTCTTAAGTTCTGCTGCAAGTATCCCCAGTCCACCTGCTGTTTGTGTGGCTTTTACCCCTACTGATGCAAGATTACCAAGTGCAGTGGTCATCTGTATTGTTCCAGTGGATAATTGCGGTGCCAGCGCCATGGTATTAAACAGATTGCGAAGCGTAACGGACAACTGTGGCAATGCTGCTGATACAACGCTTGCTTTTTGTCCGGCATTTGCAAGTCTGCCAACTGCATTGGTAAGCTGAATTACATTTGTGCTAACGTTCTGAGCGCCTTGCAACGTGCTAGATAAGCCTACAATCGCATTTCCAAGCTGGCCTATGGCGTTTATATTCAAACCATTAATGTTCGAGTTAGACAACCTTGTAATGGAATTAATGAAGTTCGTAAGACCCTTGTTGCTGAACTGCATGTTCCCCAATACTGATATACTGGAAGCAAGTGGGCTTATACTATTTGCAACCGCTGTAAGTTTCCCACTATTAATGTTTTCGAATTGTTTTATACCCTTGGCAGCTCTGTTAAAATCAGGCATTTTTACATTTTTCATTGCATTCATGCCCTGTGCAAGCTGGTTCATGCCTTGTGCAAATTTAGCTATACCATTACTATCAATTCCTTGTAATGTCTTAGATAGTGTGCCGAGCTTATTTGACAGTTTATCTACTGCATTAACTGCTTGTGTCGCACTTGCATGTATCTTAACTTCAAGATTATCTACTGTTGCCATGTTTCACCGCCTTGTTGTAATAAAAAAGACGGCAAAAACATCAGTCCTTGCCGTCAATCATATTGTGTGTCCTATCCCATTCTTGTTTTGCCTTTAATCGTTCTTCAATAAACTCATTTCTAAGTCTATTTACCCTATCTTCTTCATTTTCCATAAGTGGAGCTTTAAGATACTCTGAACTTGCTTTCTTGCCGTTAAGGCAATGATCTATTGCAAAGCAAAGAGCAGATCTGACATACGTTCCTACCCATGCATATACTTGTGAGTCGTATTCTTTTTCTGCCATATGATATGCTTTTTCGTATGGTTCAAGGTCTGCTGGGCAAGATTTGTCAATATCCTCAACTGTAAGTCCATAGCCCTTGGTCATCATTAACCAACGTGGTCGTATTTCGCTACAGTAATTTTCGTAATTAAAATCTTTGTTATCCTGTTCAAGGATTATTTCTGTGCCTGATTCTGCACTTTTGCTGTCTCCTCCTCGAACAGTTTCTTTAAAAAACCATTGTGAAGCATCTCATTTGAGACGTCCTCCTGAAGCTTAAGAAAATCTCCATTTTCTTCGTCTACAAAATGGTCAAGCATATCCTCAACCTTACTAAGCTGTTCGTCACGGCCTTTCCCTATAGTCAAGTTGTAGCCAAACTCATCTGAATGATTAGCCTGTAATCCGGCAAGTAAGATTTGTGGCATTAACAAGTACATTTGCTCCATTCCCTCTATTGCTCCAACTCCATCGTCTGTACTTGACTGCATTACTCCAATTCTTGCCAGCTTGCTGATAAATCCAGCCCTAGCTACCGCCTTATTGCCAAACTTAATATTGTATTCCTTGCCATTCATTGTAATTGTCATGCTATTTCCCTTTCCTCCTACTCTTAATAGGAAAGGGGCAGTTTGAAAACCGCCCCTTGTTTGCTTAATACGTATAATCAGCCGATTTTGTATCTTTTGTATTGTCATCACTCAGCACGGCTGTATCTGAGTGGTTTGCTATTCCCCCGGTGTAAAATCAACCTTTGTATCAAATCCAACAAGCTCTTCGAGTATAAGGTTGATTTCGACTGTTAGAAGTTCATTCTGACCTTTTGAAGCCACTGGAAGAACTGATGGTGGCTGAGCCTTGATAAACTCTGCCTTGGTAAATCCAGGTGTGATTGTCTCAAACCACATAGATTTGCCTGTTCCTTCTAACTTCTTGTACTCTTCAAGCACCTTTTCCCACTCCGCCAGTGTATCTGGTGTCAAGTTGACGGTTACTGTATATGTATCAGATACAGTAGTTCTACCAGATATGTTTCTCGTGTAAAAATCTTCAAGAGCAGATGCGTCAATAGCCTCTGGTTCTGCTGTTGCATCGCCAAGCTCATTGATTCTGGTCAACTGAGTAAATTTGGTCGGCTTTTCGCCTGCGACTGTTTCAACACCATAACCAAAAGTAATACCCAGTGAACTTAATCCTGGTACTGCCATGTCTTTACCTCCTTAAAAATGTGCATAAAAAAAGAGCCTCATGGCTCTAATTGCTAACTATAATATTGTGTCACCAGCCCCAAACACACGGCTGAATCGCATGTTACATATATACGTTCCACCATTAACACTGTATTGAGGTGTTCCAGTGACTGAAAATCTCATTTGTTTATATATGTCCGTTATTTTGGACACAATCTTTCTACATTCGCTGTGATTCTTGTTTGAAGTCACATCAACCTGTATTGTTTCTCTTACAGCGTTGATTGTCTGTCCCTCTAAATCTTGTCCCAGTTCCATTCCAGATAGTTCGTGAATATAGACTGTTGGAAATACTGCTGGTTGATCTGATTTCCCTTTATCTGTAACGTTAAGCGTTGGGTATTTATCCTTAAGTTGTTCTGTTGCTTTAGCCTTGACAATGCTATATATTGTCGGGCCAAGTTCTATTGCCCATGCATTATCCATTATTGCCAAACACCTCTTTCACAACGTTCTTGACTTTTCTTTCAAGTTCACGAGCAGTATTGTACATGAATGGTCTAGACGGCATACCCTCGGTGAACCACCAATGGCCATTGTCGTCCCTGTAAAACCAGCCAATTCGACCATCTTTGAGTTGATGGATTGTTTGACCACTTGCATATTGCCAAGATACTCCCGGAGGTAATTCGCCTTTGTATGGTTTCTTTTGCCCTATAACACCAGTCCCAAACTCAACAAATGCTGCGTGATCTGTTCCGGCTACAACCGCCCAAATGTGACTACCCTCTGTATCTGTAATACACTCTGATTGTATACTTTCAATCAATTCACCTTTAAAGATAGCATCTAAATCCGCCAATTGCACTCTAGCAACTTCTACACCATCATCAGCCAATCTTTCAGCGATAATGGCACATTTATGGTTAAGCCTTGCTTGATAGGCTTTAAGCTCCTTGATTGCATTCTGTAAACTACTCACAGACAAAGATACATCTATTGTTTTTTTCACTTGACCACCGCCTTAAGGACATATTTTGTTGACCGCAAAGCTGGCTTGACTCCTACAACTGTAAAATCAGCAGAAGTTTTATCAATATAGCCATCCTCTGTGTGTTCAACTTTGCTATCAAGCCATATAATGTCACTTTTTTTAATAGGGTATGCTCCTCTATCTGTAACTATGATTGCGTCAAAATCGTTGACATCAAAGCCATATTCTTTTGCCTGTGCTTCACCGCCAGAGAAAGAGATATTCGCCTTAAATGACACAGGCTCTTCGTATGATATTTCTTTATGATCTATAAGAGGTATCTTTTGTCCCTCTTCTGTGATGAAATACTTTATATTGCCGTCATCATCTTTTTCATATATCTCTACTTCTTTGCCATAAGAAGCATATTTCATAGATTGCTTATTAATCTCAAGCGACATTACTTCACATCCTTGCCAAATCGCTTCCAAAGCTCAGATAACTTTTCCCAACCATACATTGCCACAAATGCAACTATAAATCCGGCTAGGATAGCTGCAAGAATCATATACCATAGTATTGTCATATGTATGTACTGCATATAGGCGATAAAAGCCACAACAGTAATACCTATGGACAGCACAAACACCAGTATGTCGGTTGGTATCTTCTTAAATACACCTACGCCTTTGATTACTTGTGTAATTACCGCCACAACAAATGTAAGTGCGCCTATGACAGACATTATAATAGCCATGTTGGCTACAAGACTCTGTATAACATCCATTTTTACACCTCCTTGTTTTCGTTGAGTCGTGCTTCCATTCCATCTATGCGATGATGAAGCGACTTGACACTTTCCTCAACTTTAATAATTCTGTTGTCGTGGGAATTAAGCTCTTTTCTCATTTCCACAACTTCATCTTTTATGTCCTTAGTGTTGCTAGATATGGCATCTAACTTCATATTTATGCGGGTGTTTTCTCGGACTCTATCCTCTAGGTCTGAGTTATCAGTTCTTCTATTATTCTTGATATTCAGTACAAGGCTGACAATTCCAAAAAAAATAGAGAAAGTAACCGATATGATGCTGATAATTATTGCTACTGGCATATATCTACCGCCTTTCTCTTATGTTTGCATACTGCCCACCACCACCATAATGTATGCCCTCTGCTACTGTTAGGTAACGCACAATCTTCTATAATATCTCAACAAATGGGAATATATCAGCTAGCAGCTTATTTCTGTCAATCCAACTACGACTGACTCCATTTTCACCGAAGCTTGCCATGTATTCCTCACCAGCTTGAGATAAGTCGTATACAACCAAGCTGACTATGTTGGTCGTATATCGTTTCATATCTTCTTCTATTTGCTCATCTGTGTAATCAGATGGGTAATTACGCTTGTTGCGTATTTCCTGCTTAATTTCCTCAATATGCTGCTCTATTCTTGGATTATCCTGTAGATCAGTCCACTTGATAGAGCCATCGTCGCCGACTTCATATTGACCTTTTCGTATTTTGACCTGCTCTACCAATGTGTATTCCATGACTACCTCCTACAAATCGAAATGAGCTATAAGCATTTCTTTTAATGCGCCGCCTGTCATGTTTTCGGCGTTATCTATGCCCTCTGATATTGCAAGCGCTTTTAGATCGTCTGTTGACATTCTGTTGATCTCGGTCTTGGTATGATTAGCAAGGCCAGAATCAGTTTTTTCTGTTTCTGGTCTGCTTGTTTCTGGGACATCATTTCCGGCATCATACCATACCCCATCCTTAATGACGATATAGGGATATATCATAAGTTGCCTCCTACTCGTGATGAACTTCAATTACGGCAGTGCTATCCATATTCTCATAAGATGGCAAAACAACCTCAGATGCAAATGTTGACATCTTCATTGGTGGGCCATACTCTGTCTTTGTAGCAACTGTAATTCCTGTACCATACTGGGTTACATCAACATCTGCTACCTGTCTTGCAGTTCTCTCTTCTGGTGTAGTGCCGAACCATGTATTGCCAAGATTACCCTCTGGAAGAAGTGTAACCTTATTATCTGGATAGAAATACTGTTCCTTGCCCTCATCGTCAATGTACATCTTATCGTAAAGCACGATAGTAAGTTTTGTTCTCTTCTGCACTACTGAAATAACAGTATCATCATCAACCTCAATAGTTGCTGTAAGGTTCTGTGCAAGGATTGAGTTTCTTATCTGCGCATTATCAAGCAAATACTGGAATGTATTGCTGTTCATAAGCACATATCTGGCAATCTTGCCTTGCTTCTGTAACTTCTTTCTTGCATTGTTAAGGTCTGTGAGTGGCTTTGAATTAGCTGTATCACTCCACATGCTTGTTCCATCAAGTTTGATATAATGATCCGTAGTATATGATCCGTCAGGATCATAATCATAGGAATACTGAACACCGTCACTCTTAATAGTGATAACTGGATGTCCATTTACTGTTGAAAGAAGCGCCATTCTCATTCTCTCTGGAACAACCTCTGCACCGCTTACAAGATTGTTAGTATCGCCATATACGCTTGACAAAGCACTTGCAAGGTAAGGGTCGTCTGCTGACTGAATACGCTCGATTTCAAGCATTTCCTCTTCACCGATTGTCATTCCCTCACGGAAAAATGCCATTTGTGTCTTCTCTTTGGAAAGTCCCTCTCTAGCTCTGATTGTTGGGATTGAATCAAAGTTTGATGGCGCAAGAGATACAGGAAGTCCCTTATGTGTTTTTATCCATTGCAGGTCAAGTCCCTGTTTCTTTCTCTCTGGAAACCACTGTAATCCAAGATATGGAATCTGATTACTTGCGTTTTCTGTTGCTGACAGCGCAATTGACTTACTGTCAATAACTTCATTTACTAGCATATGTTTGTACCTCCTGTAATTACTCAAATACGATCATTGGCAGAGCTGTTTTGACTGCTGCATCGTATGTTACTCCTGAATGTTTTTCTGCAACCACTGTGTCAAGATAAGCTTTCTTAAGAAGAACTCCCTGTGGTCTATCCTCTGTTACATCGAATCGAAGTATGCCGACTACTGTTGCTGTGTTATCAGCCTTGCCGTCTTTACCAATCGGGGTTCCAGCTTTAACTATCTTTTTGCCATTCACCTTTGTTGTAACTTCTTCAAAATCCAAAGTAAGAGGTATGGCCTCGTTTGGCTCTCTCTTGAGAATTTGCACATCACCTGAGTATGTTGTTTTTTCGTACTGCATATTCATACTTGGCATCTATATTTCCCTCCTTAAATATAATGTTTCAAAATATCATTTTTTGTATTTTGATTTTCAATAAGACCGGCAGCTATTTTTTCTGCCTCCGTCTTTGTGTCACTTGAATTGCTACCTGTACCACCATTACCCGGCGGTGTTGAGCCATTGGCTATCTCTTTCTCTTTAGCCTGGGCAGCGGCAGTTTCTTTATCTGCGATAATCTTTCCAAGAGCGTCATAATCCATGGAACCATCATCCTTAACCACTAGCTTTGCCTGTTCAGCGGAAATCTTAAATTTCTCGGCTGCACTTGTTCTCTGGCTTGCAATTGCCTGTGTCTTTTCAAGCTCTGCTATCTTCTTCTGAGCATCTTCAAGAGCTTTGGCATTTCTTTCTGTCTCAGACATACTCTGCCCCTTTAAATCCTCATACTCTTTTTCGATAGCTTTGAGCCTTTCAAGCTCTGTGTTGTTCTTGTTTGCCTTTGCATTAGCAGATTGAACGTCCTTACCATTTTCAGCCATGACTTTTTCAATCTGCTCATCGGTCAAGCCCATTGATACTAAATCTTCTCTTTTCATTGATTACCACCTCCGTATGTCTACGTTTTTATACGGTGCAACGCCACCGATTGACATTGCCGTTTTCTACGCTCACGGCACTTGCGAAATTTTGTATAAAAAAAGCAACCACAAACGTGATTGCTAATTTCCATTGATTATATTGTTGTACTGTTCTTCTGTTATCAGCCCTTTATCATAGGCTTGCTTAACCATTTCAGCATTCCATATACGATAGACTTGATACCATTTTTTTATTTTTTCATACATAGGGCTATTCCTCCGTCAGCAGTGTGTTAGTCATCATTGCCGTATATGTTACTTGTGCGTCTATACGTTCAATATCAGACGGTATTTTGGCTGGCTCATAGCCGTCATACTTCTGAGGATTGTTGTTAATATCTTGAAGATTAAGACTTTCAACAGGAGCATGAAACTGTGTTCCATCATACTCATAGTATGTATGTATTTTTGACTGCCCTCCGGGTTCTGCATATTCCTCTGTCTTAACTCTTTCATTAAGACACAAGTACACCCATGCTATCCCTCTGGTATCTATTTTTATAACAACTTCTTGCTGTGGTTCTTCTGCTCTTACTATCATTGCTTACCACCTTTCTTGCTACCTTAAACAACTTGTATACCCTGTAACTGCAAAAAACTTTTTAATCGGCCGACAAGTAATACCAGCCCGCCCTGCCAAGCCCGTCCCAGCAATTCGAGGAACAAAAGCCCGCAGCCGCGTCATACCTGAGATGACCGCCCTGGTAATATTCTCTAGTCCCACTAGTGCTAGTGCCGCCTGCATAAAGAATATCTTTATTGCCTTGGCCACTATTAGCCCCTTGATCCGTAGGCAGCCATGCTCCATAATTCTGTTCTACATCGCCTGTCCAATAATCTGAACCTTTGCCGTCTGTGCTTGCCGCAATATTTCCAACAAGCAAGTAGCTTGATTTTATAGTGCTTTCATCTGTAACATGCTTTATTCCCCTAGGAGCAACATACACATCCTTAGAATAATCAGATTTAAACACCATTACGGTGTCAGATGCTATTGTTCCACCACCAACCATATACTCAACACCCTGTATCCTACAAGGATGTTTTCCGTCTAAATTGCTAGCAAGAGAACCATCATGGTGTCCAATTACGGTATCAGTATCACCACTATGCGCGTGCATTGACGTCATGTATATCTGTCTTTCGCCAACCGGTAGAGTATCAAATGGTTGGCAGTCAAGGTATACCGCCTTATTGCTATCGTCAAGCGTTTCTATTGCTGTGATTTTTACATCATCAGCATAAGCATGAACACTTGACACACCTCTATCAAGTGAGCCAGAAGTATCAGCATATCCAACAGATACACATAATCCTACTTGCAAATTACCAGCCTGTGCGTTGGTAACTGGAAAATAATTATGCTTATCTGATGATTGCACGCTTGCTGGATATTGTATATTCCAACTTGTTACACCCGCCATGCTATCTTGACTTGACTTATTTGCATACTTGATAAGGTTAAATATCTGTGCAAATGTATATCTGTCTGAGCCAGCTCCAGTATAGCCGGCGCCTTTCTTGCCATAGTTGGTTATCATGTTTTGATAACTTTGATTTCTTGTGACTTTGCCTCGCTGAGAATGCAGTAACCCATCTGAGCCTGTAACACTTAAGTATCTCGACTGAATAAAATAAGGCATTATCGTACCATCTGCACGTACCGCTTGTTCCCATGGTTTAAGTCCAAGTTCTTCATGTGGTGTATCGGATACGACAAGTTCCCTATACTCGTCTGACACATCAAGCCAAGCATAGTAAAATGTCATTTGCATGGCGCCCATATCTGCATCGCCATCTGTTTTGTAGGTGCTGTCACCCACAAATGCCGTAGGGTATGCAAAACCATCATCGTATCGCTTATAATTGACCTCATACCACTTAAATAATGGTATGTTTTCGTAATCATCTTGATTTTCTACTGTGTCCGTAGACGGTACGCAAACAAGGCCTTTATTATCCCTTGTTTTTTCACACAAAGATGTAGGATTTGATGTTGACTTTGGAACTTTAACTCCATATATTTTGCCCGTTCTTTGCAAAGAAAAGAACTTGTCAAGTAATATGTCGTTAAGATTATCCACAGTGTCCTTAATTGCATTTATAGCGTCACCAGTTGCCTTTGCATCTGCTGGTGTATCTTCAATAGTCAAGGTCTTGTCCGTAGGTACTGGATTATCCTTAAGATACTGCTCTACAATCTGCTTTATCTTATCATCGGTAATACCGCCATTTTTAATTTTCTTATTGAGTAATGCGTATACTTCCTCTGCATTCATGTGCGCACCTCTCTATTCTTGTTTTATCCAACTCTCGCCGTCAAACTTATATAAGTCTGTCGTGTCTATCATGTAGCACGAACTACCAAGTGACACGTATGTTGGTAGCTTATCTATATCCTTAGACAAAGCGTTATATTCTCTGTAATTTCCTTTAGACTGTAATGCGGTAATGCTACCCATATCTGGCACATCATCACCCGGTTCATACACTTGTCCGTCTTGGACTACCGTATATCTAGTCACCATTGTTATTACCTCCGTTGCCAAGATTATCTACTATTTCTTGTACTTTTTGTTCCTGTTGCTCTACATCATCTATAGTTAGATATATCTTATCCAAGTATTTTTTAGACAGTAAGAATGTCTTTTCTGCGTCCCCCCACAATCCAACAGTCTTGATTGCGACAAGTGGATGTATTCCAGCCTGTAATAGAACAACCAGAGTCTGAGCTTTGGTGTACATATTATCTTGTGGGCTATGGTTTATCTGCACTGAAAAATCCCTAACTGTTAACTTCAAATCATCTGCATACAGTCTGATTGCATTAAGTGCAAGTTTTGCAAGTCGTTTTTCCGATGTTGCAACAAGCGGGTCTTTTAACTTCGTTCGTGTCTTGCTAAAATCCCAGCCATTTCTTAACTCGACAGCTCCTTGCGTATCTCCACCGGTGTTACCTTGTTTAGTTGGGATTGCAAGAATTGTCTGAACGTTATCCCACAAATCATCCTTGGCAACTTGAGTCTGAGATTGATTAAGTTCTTGCGACATAACATCTACATCAGCGTTGTTGACACCATTGGTTGACTTAACAACCAATGCACCCATTTCTTTCATGGCTTTAAATTTGTCCTTGTCAACGTCACAGTTAACAAACTTAATCCACGACTGCACAAACTGTTCTATGCTATCCATTCTGTTGGATTGCATATTGTTGATTGCATCAAGCATATCTATTACAAGCTCTATATCACTTATTCTTTCGTGATTATTAGGGTACTCAACAATCGGTATATCTCCGTAAGCGTGTAATTTCCAGTCTGTAACTGTACTGTTATATATCTTGCACTCATGTGTGGATGTGTAACACTGTTTATACCACTTGCCATCACTGTCCTTAAGTTCTGTGACGGCAACCATCGGTTCCTCAGTGTTGCTATTGTATATGATAAAGGTATTGAGTGGACAAGGTGTAACAATCCTGAACGGCACATCACCGTTTGGATTAAACTGGATAGCTTTAAATGCTGTACCAGTGGCAGATTGCCATTCACCAGCCTTTATGTCCTTATCTTGCTTACAAGCGTCTACCATGTAATCATTCAGATCGTCAACTGCATTATTGACTACATCATCATCTTTACGGCTGATAAATTGAACCGGCTCCCCGTATGTCTGTCCAACCTTGAACTGTACAATCTCATATGCATGATTTTCTACGATGTAATTGATTACATCATCACGAATTACTTTAATTCTGTACCTTATTGGTTGGTCGCCTTTGTAATAATTCCATAAATACTTTATAATCGGCTTATTCCAGTTAAATACTCCTATGCAATCACCGACTACATTCACAATATTATCCGGTGTAATGGTGTCTACATTGGTATATGCTATTTTTCTACCATAGTGGCCTCTTACAAGGTCTTGCAAATGTAATCTGTTCATGTCAACTCCTACTTCATGAGTTCATTTACTCTCTTTTGAATCTTATCAGGATCATAGCCTGCTGCCTTAAGCCTATCGATACGTTCCTGTCCGTTGCCCCAACGACCAGCAATGACCTCATGTGCGACCGCATTGATGATCTTATCCTGTGTAATCTGTGATGCCTTAACAAGTTTGTTGACTGCTGCTTGAACCTTGCTATAGTCATATCCAGCCTTGGTCAGTCTGCTCTTGCGATCAGTACCGTTGCCCCATTTGCCGGCAAGCACTTCCCTTGCAATCGTATTAACACTCTTCTTTACCGGCTTAATAGTGGCAATCTTCACAGCCTTAGTAGCCAGTTTGCGCCATGATGCTGCACTGATATATGCCTTGTTAAGATCAAGGTTGCCGTCGTAACCTGAGAGCTTTCCGACAGATGTGTACTGACGGATAAGGCAGTTATAAGCTCCCTCGTTCCACGGATGCTCCTGATATCCAGTCTGCTCATTATCTGGGTACTGAGCCACCCACAGGCCATATCCAGCCTTTTTTACGGCACTCATAGCGCTCTTCTGGATGTAGATAAGCGGTTTGATGCCAGTCTTTTTCTGCACATAACTGCACCATTTCAGACACCACTCAAGATCATTCTTGCCAAACTGAGGGTTATTCTTTGCCTCCCAGTCAAGTACAAGAACGGCTTTGCCGATATACTTCTTGACATATGCGAGGAAGTAGTCAGCCTCTTTCTGTACGTCACCGCCGTTGGCGTAATGATACGCACCTAACAGTTTTTTCTTGCTCAGGACTTTGTTACAGTGACTTGTAAAGTATCTGTTCTTATAGCTTGTTCCCTCAGTTGCTTTGACAATGCAAAAATCAAAAGGAACTTTGCTTAAATCTATATTTTCATCGCCTTGCCAGGCACTAATATCTATTCCGTTCATTGTTTGTACCTCCTTTTACATTAAAAAAGCACCAGTAGCTTTACTGGTGCCTCTAAAGGGTTTATGAGGTTTGAAAAAGTATGAGAAAAAACAAAGTGTTCATCAATCAACTTGTTCATGATATATTATATAATATGTTTTATGGGACATTCTAGGACATTTAGGGACTACTTATATGTGTTTCCCCATTTTTGCTCAAATTCCTGTAATGCTTTACCGTGTCTTCGTATGATTTGCTTGTAACAATAGTTCATTTCTATCGCCATTTTTTCAAAAGTCTTTTGCTCAACGTATCTCGAAAATAAAATCTGATAAGTCATTTCGTCAGACATAGTATCTATCTGGGATATAATTATTCGTTTGTTGTCAATGTATCTATCAACAAGCATGTCTATTTCATTTTCCATTTGCTCAATTTTAGACACAATTTTGTCCATGGTGTCATAACTAGGTGATGACTGCACTCTTTCATCATTTTTGACTGCTGATACGCTGCAAGCCATAGATCTATACTGTGCAAGCTCCACTAGCTTATTATTGATAAGTCGGTCATATCTGCCTATTTGTTGTAAGTATTCCTTTGTTTCCACCAATCAATACCTCCTAAATGGGTTAATTGCAGGTTCTGCAATTGCATATTCGCCCCCGATTCCATAAATCATATCGCAAAGCTGTGCAGTCGCATCAACACCATCATCATGTTTATTTTTTCCCTCTGTTTTATACATAATAATATTTTGAAAATATTTATTATATTCTTTGGTTCTATGTTTTCTATCAATAAAATACAGTTTTCTTATGTCCGGCGCATGATTTCTAATTCGATCTAACTTTGATATGGTATTTGGAGCTGGATCATGAGTTGCATTAACCATTGCGCCAACTTTAGACCATTCCTTTTCGCAAAGTATTCTATATTCCGCGGTTGTTTTTGTTTCCTCAAAGTGGACTTCTGCCGTTTTCGGAGCCCACTTTCGTAAATGCCAAGCAATACGATTAACAACTTCTGGTATTGTAACTTCTTTATCTCCATCGTTGTAAACAGCATCGGTAACATAATAATTATTGTCATACTGATAGCAAATCGGCATAGCTACAAAATCGCCACCACCATAGGCAGGATCAACTGCTGCAAATATTCTATCCGGAGCTCTATCTGGTAAATCTTCTGGATTAAAAAACTGCATATTATCTGTGCTAAACAATGCTCCATGTCTTTCGATAGGCGTTTGCTGATCTTGTGCATACCATGAGGCCATATCATCATTTTCCTCGAAAGATGCTCTTATCATCAAGTAATCCTGTGTAGAATATCCAAGATTATATGGATAATCAAAGTTACTTTCATCATTTTCATTCAGGGCTGGTATGATTATTGCTCTCCATCGTCTCTGTGCATATTCCGGGTTATTTTGCAACAAATTAAGCCTACGCCCCTGTACATCTCCAGGAGCCCATCTTGTACCCATATTTATTAGTTTTGCTTTACGTTTAAGACGTTTCATAAAATTGTTGTCAAACTTTCCCCACACGGTAGCTTGTCTATCTTCCGACAGTGCTTCTTCAATACCACTAAATAAATCATCATCAACAGCCATACCGGAACAATCACACGCTCCATTCAGAGTTCCATAAATAGACCTCATTGTGAATGTTGGGTATGTCTTTTTTCTAATAATATCTATAGTGGTATCTTTACCATCTGTAATAGGTCTCTTTACAACGTTTTTAGGGAACATTTCTCCGTATGTGTATGTTGGGTCAAGAATAATTTCCAGAAGTCCATCGTAAAATCCGCCAGTTATTTTGTCAGAATATGCAGTATACAAATTAGATTGTTCAGGGAATTTTGACCCATACCACAAAAAGCCCAACTTCACTATTTGTGTCTTTCCAATTCTTGAAGGGCAGTTAACAAATAATTCGTCTAATTTATCATCTACAAGGTCTTGTATTCCATTTGCCACTTGTCTCAACGGATTTATTCTAGGCTGATAAAATCTTTCTTCTATCGGTCTTTTGCGCTCCAAATACAGCATAAAACTTTCAAATACTTCATTGGATTCCGTAAGAAGTGTTGAATAATATTGATTGACAAGCTCTATCTCTGTCTTGTTTGCCTGGGCGAATTTCTCTATTTCCCAGATATCCATGCCGAATTGTTTCAAACAAAATTGATTCACAATCGCCTTTGACCTTGCCGTGCATTCAAGCATTGTAGTGATATCACCATCATTTTTGGCTAGTTGGCAAGTATCAAGATAGGCATTGATAATTGTTTCGTCTATGCCCCGGATATCTATATATTTTTCGCAATCCTTAATCAAATTCTGTAATTCAGACATAAAAAATAGCACCTCGCTAAAAAGCAGAGGTGCTACGGCCTCTGCCTATAATTTTTCTAGGGTAGCGACCAACTCTATTTATCGGCCGGAAACATATAAAAATCAAGTCCTAATAAATCAGGATCTAACTTCTTCGCATTCTTACCTATCGGTGAGCATTTGTACACTGGTTTCCAAGAATCCTCATACCACCTATCCATTTGAGCAATAACACTTTTTGCATAATATGTAGGTTTGCTCATTGTCTTTGTACGGTTGCATAAAACCTCTTGATAGTTCTCGATTATAAATCGACAATCATTGCCATCGTATTCATAATCTCTGTAAAATTGATAAAATGTTTTTAAATTTTTAACAAAATTAATTAGTGTTTTCATTCTTCATAAACCTCTCAAAATTCTTCTCACATTTTGAACATAATTCATACTTTTTATTTACATGTTCAAAAGCGCAAATTATAATATTTCCTCTTTCATCATCAAGACCAAAGGATGGAATTTCATTTGGGGAAGTACCATATTCAGAAAAATTTATTATCCCCATTGTTTCTGTGGTTATTTCTTTTCCACACCTGTCGCAAGTGTGCCATTCTCTTTCATGTTTCATTGAATCTCTCCCATGATTGTGGCAAATACTCCACAGTTCCATCATTTTCTGACTTTTGCCATCCACTATCTCTACTGTAATTATCACGACAAATAGCACCTGTACGTGATATCACAATATAATTGCCGTCTTTTTCAGAATTGCCACGTCTAAAGTGCTCTTCCATGTATTCTTGTTTACGATTGTCCACCGTCATTATTATTCTCATTCCAATACACCTTAAACCCATGCTTTTTATATTCTGCAACTGCATTTTTAAGACTGCCTATATCTTCATATTTCTCGTTTAGCATAATTGCTTTGTCATCCTTAACTACGGCATATATGCCAAATTTAACAGCCTTTGACGCTATTTTGAGAACTCCTCTGAAACCTTTTCTGTTCATAGTGTATACACTAGCATCAATATTAACTATCATTCCTCCACCAACTTTCTGCCACAAATAGGGCAATAATTTATGTCAAACCGCCCCGATCCATATTCGTTTCCACTATTGTCGTAGGACAGATGCCAGTTATGTGTATCGCCAACTATCATTGCATTTCCGTATGTATAACCATTTTCTATCTTTTGGCATTTACCATTGCAAAATTCACACATTTTACTTCTCCTCATATAGTTTTAATGTGCCGTCCGCATTGTATATAGGTGTCATGAAACTACTAGATTGACCATATTTGCAAAGATACATAACGCCTGTATTTTTGTCATACATGACTTCTATATTATAATTTACATCTTCATAAACCGTTGTCAAATCTATGTATTTATTAGCAATATAACTTTGTTCCGGTTCTACATCATGCCCGGAACAACCAGTCAACATAGTTAATGTCAATGCCATTATCAGTGCAATTTTTCTCATTTTTTCTCCTTATCTTCAAAAACAAACAACGTGTCCGGAAATGGTTCTCCGCTAAATAGCATATTGAGGTATTTCAAAAAGGTTGGAATACTCATTCTGGCTATCTGCGCAGCTTTAGCCTGTGTAACTCTGCCAGCCATATATTCTGCTACTGCCTCTGAAAACTTATCCGGATCGCACCTATGTACACCACCAGCCATATTTCACCTCACAACCATACATCTCTCTGTTTTTGTAATGGAACAAGAGGGAATCGAACCCTCGTTACCGCCGTGAAAGGGCGATGTCTTGACCACTTGACTATTGTTCCAGTGTGCATTTCCTTAATTTTTCCAAATCAAGGCATTTTTTTAATTCAAGTAGGACTCTGCCACCAATACTCTATCCGGTTGCTATCCGGCCTCCTTAAGCTTTAAGATTGTTAGTCAAGCCATAGACCCAATGCTTAGAAAGAGCTTAACTTTAACCAACAAATAGCAGAGATGGGATTCGAACCCATGACCTCTAGCTTATGAGGCTAGCGAGCTGCCAGACTGCTCTACTCCGCGTCATTATACATATGGCATACTATATAGCCGTATGCCGGGGCTTGTGATCATTTACTCTGGGGAGGAGTATTCGACCGCCTATACGGCTACAGTTGGCATTCTGTAGGCTGATTTTCACACAATCCCATCGGACCTGGTGACGGTCCTTTAATCAGCTTTCCGCTAATGGGCGAAAGGAGACAAATGAAACTAAAATTCATCTGCCTAGTCAAGGTAAAAATATCAAAACCCTTGACCGCATGAACGATATGGGACTCGAACCCATGGCCCATAGATTAAAAATCTATTGCTCTCCCAACTGAGCTAATCATTCACATTCGCCTTGTATGGTCTCAAGGCTCCCATGGTTAGTCATGGTGGACTGTATAGGTGGAAAGGCTACTTGCAACAACTGCCTATACTCAGTAGCGGGGCTAGTGGGATTTGAACCCACGGATACAGGAGTCAAAGTCCTGTGCCTTACCACTTGGCGATAGCCCTATTTGTATATCTCCATTTCATTAACGCTCATACCGACTATTCCGGCTGATTCATCACTATCGGTATGCTTAAAGTATTCTCCACTTTGCGGCCACATATATCTGAACATAGCATAATTGGCAACATCAAGAAGATATTCCGTATTTCCTGTCTCTTTAAATTTTGCAAGACATTTTTCGAGGCTGCCTATTGCGTCAACATTGCCTGTAGCAAAATTTCTTCCAGCTCTGCCATACTTATAATGACTTTGAACCACTAAAGCCTTACGTTTTTCATCAAATTGTAAACTGTAGTCAGTTTTCAGAATATCATCAGTCACACTCATTGTTTTTACCCTCATAATCCAAACATACATGTCCAGGTTCAACATAATCTGAATAATATTCGCTATTCTGATTGTTACAAACCTTATCACCATCTTCTGTTATGCAGTATTCGCAATTGCTGCATTTATCTTTCGCCATAGTGATTACCTCCAAATGTTTAGTTATCCTTGCTGAGATTTATTCCAAACGCCACAGCCTTAATTAAAGCAGCTATACCCAACAATATATATATCCAAACAGGGGCATTAAGTTTTATTGTAACCCAAAGCAAAATGATAAGTTCAATCATATGTCGCCCTCCTGTTTGTGGTTGGCTCTCCAAGTGTCAAATCCATCCGGATATCTATTTTCAAGTTTTTCCTTGTTTGTCTGCATAACATCATCAAGGGTAAAACCACTTGCATCACAGATCATGGCAACATACCACATTACATCGCCACATTCTTTCTTCAAGTGGTCTATGTCTATGCCTTTTTCGTGAAATACGCCTTTTTTAACAAGATCAGCAACTTCGCCCGATTCGCCTGTAAGACCTATAACACCATTAAGCAGTTCAGCAACGTCTATTCCATTTGTTGTTGAAACAGCATTAAGAAGTCTATCTCTATTTCTGCCATCATTTGTACGCATGGCAGCCATCTGATATTCAATTCCGTTCATTTTGTTCCTTTTGGGGATTTTATAGTTTTGTCTGATGTGATTAAAGAATATCTATCTGACCGATAGATAACTATTATGTATGTATTATATACACATTATTTGGATTTTGTCTATATTTTTTTCTGAATTGCGATTATATCATCTATTGGGACTTTAAACAGTGCTGACAAAATTATCAGATTGTCAACTGTAGGTATTGATCTTCCTTTTTGCCACTTGTATATCGCATTTGGATTTGTAAATCTAAGTATGTTTTGTAAATCCTTAACACTTAGTCCTTGTTGTTTTCGATAATGTACTATGTTTTGGCCTGTTTTACACATGTCTATAACAGGTATATCAATCATATATTCTCACCAATCCTATGCTTATTTGTTTTGTCATTATGAGTAGGTTTATACTTGATATATTTATATGTGGCTGATAAGGCCTTTTTTATTTTAAAAATATTTGGGGGGCTTAGTAGGGGCTCTCCTGGGGTCCTGTCACACCCCCACCCCCTCCAGCGTTCTTTTTTAGCACTCGTTTTGTCTAAGTGCTAATATTGCTTGAATTGTTCGCACAATTTGCCATTATGTCGCCTATGCCTTTGTATCTATTCGCAAAACCCACGTTTAGCGCATAATTATATATTTACTCTGTATTGCTACCATCAGAAAGCGGCTTATTTCCTACGTTTCCAGCCTGTCCTAAATTGTTTGAATTGTCCGCACAATTTGACACGGTACAGTCAACCTCTATGGCCTCCGGCTGTGCTGAATTGTCTGGAAGTTTGGCACAATTTGACTCTAACAATTTGCGCACATCTGAGGCAGTTAGAGCGATTGTGGCGCCTCCGGTAGCAGCTCCGCCGGCATCGTTCCAGCCGTATTCCCTGTTTTGTATCGCAATTAAGCCAACTGCCTGTTTTGTGTCAATTAGTCGATTTGTTAGACAATTCTCACGAAAACCGCGCAATTTTTTGTAAATTCTTGTCCGCGGGTGGCTTGGCTTATCCTTGCCCCACTCCGTTATTGTGTCGTTGTCAATACCTGTCAAGTGACAATAATCTATTATTGATGGCACTTTATTATATAAACCACAAATATATATATAATACTCGCATATATCTAAACATTTATTATAATCGTACATATTAGAATATATAGCACCTTTAGACATATATATATTATTATTATTTAATAATCTATCTGTACCTTTAAACATACGTCTATATATATACATCATAGCACCTGACCACAAATTTTGCGGGCAGTTTGTGAGATCATCAATAGGTGGCTTGTGAATGTCGCAAAACTCTTGCAAATACATATCTATCTCATTGTCAAATATTTCTACCTCCTGGCTATTCTCCATGTCTCCGCCTCCTCTCTAGCTATATATTATATATACATATACAAAAACCGCATAGAATACAGTTAAATATACTCTATGCGGTTAATACCTCTTTAGTGTTTTGATATGAATAAAAAACATCAATAAAATATATACCATTGTCTTATTGATTTGTCAACTCTGGTTTTTATGGCCAGTTTGCGACGAAGATTTACAATAATAATGTAACAAACAGTTGTTCGACTAAATCGAATATGGCTAAAGAAAGGTTGGTGTAATTATGGCAGCATTGTTTAATTTGGACCTGATATTCTAAAAAGTGAATATTTCTTATTGACAATATTCTAAAAATAGAATATAATAAGTATATCAAATAAAGAAGGGATATGATATCATGAGTAGAAGAGAATTTAAAGTAAATGGTACAAAGGTTGCCATTGTAAACAGGAATACTAACGGGTTAGAAATTAATTCGTTTAACCCTAAATATGATGTTATGATGTTCAATGAGAAATATCACGCATGGACTAGATTGTGTTCATGCATGACGTTAGCCGAAGGAAAACAATCGGCTATGGATGAATTGTCTTAGACAGGATTTTACTCTACGCTTTAGCGTAGAGTAAAATTTAATTAAGTTGTTGATTTACTATTGACAATCTTCGATGGCCAGTTTGCGACTTGATCCCACATTTTGTTATATTCCTTTATCGCTTCCCGCTCTGTCAGATCAAACAATGTCAAATAGTTCCAGCTTCCGCCACTCTGCCGCCCGGCTCTGTGTTGCTCAAGCTGATCTATGCAGATGCTAGCACATACATGCGCATAAGGTCCAAAATCCAGCATACAGCGCGCCCGGCCGTTTTCCTCTTCCAAAATTGCGAATATGTCACACATAGACGCCGGGGACAGTCCGCTTTTCTGTGCCGATCTGTTATACTCCTTTATCATTGTTTGACAGCTCTTTATATTTAATTTATAACAATGACCACGTTCCAACACTTTTTCTATACCTCCAACATTTTAATATATAATAAGCATAAAAAAACACGGTTATTATATCAATAATAACCGTGCGTCAAATTTTGACATTTTTATAAAATATATTCTATCACATATCTATTACCCTCAAAAGTGACTAAATCCATATCCCAGTTTACAAGCGGGCCATCATCTGAAATCTCCACTTCATGTTTCAGCTGCTGTTTATATTCTTCCTCCAGCTCTCCGGCGTACTCGTCAAAGTGCTTTAAGTAGTCCTCGTACTCGTAGACTACGGCGCCACGCTTCAAGTATTCTCTGCCTCTCTTTTTGTCTTGTTTGTGGCCATTATTATTTTTATATCTTTATCCATCTTTTGTTCCTCCTCTAATAACATGGGTTCTTCTTTGCAAGTTCCCACACTTCGCCAAATTTCTCTTCATGTGCCTTTGTGTACGCGTCAAAAAATTCTTGATCCGTACACGGCGCCATTTTGTAGTTTAGATTCTCCCTGATCTCCTCGTCCATCATTGCCACCGCTGCGCTGTAATCAATTTCAACGCCCCATTCATTTTTTTACTGTTGTTTTCATTTTGTCCTCTCTTTCTCCGCCTCTGGCGGTTGTCCTTTGTTTTATCTGTTAACCATATGTTACTCTAATATTAGAATATTGTCAATATATTTTTAGTAATATTTTAATTTTTCCTCATCTGATGGAATCACCTCTACCAGATCCCCCGGTTGACATTTGCACATCACACATATTTTGTTAAGAGTATCAAGTGTGATACTCTTTCCGGCTTTAATATTTTGCGCCGTCTGAGCCGGTAATAATTTCTCACGCTGGATCCTTGTTTGATTATATCCGCGCTCTTTTAGCAGTTTAAATATATCCGTCTTATATACTATCATTTTGTACGCCTCCTTTATTCCATATAGCAATTTTGCCCGGCTGGGTATGTATCTACTATATATATAGCAACATCAAAAGTCAAGCAGAAAAATATTCTAAAAAATAGAATAAAAAAGTGTTGACATTACTCTAATATTAGAGTATTATTGAACTATCGAAAGGAACAGAAAACACCTTGACAATTCCACATGGTAGACATTGACGACTTGCAAGAGCTTGCCGCCGGTGTCTGGTGGATAGCAAGGCAGAAAATACAAAGGAGAATAAAAAAATGAGCAAATATTTTAAAAATGTAAAGAGCTACAACGAATTAAAGAGTACTTACAAAGAGCTATTAAAAGCAAACCACCCGGACAATGGCGGCGATCTTGCAAAAATGCAAGAAATCAATGCGGAGTATGACGTCCTGTTTAAGATCTGGAAAGACCGCGCAGCCAATGACAACTCATTAAACGAGGAAGAAAAGACAGAGACAGCCCAGAGCACGCGCAGCGGCTTTTATACTTCTTTTGGTTGGGAAGGTGGAAACCATGATTGGAACCGGAGTTTAAAAGAAGTTGCGCAGATCGTAAGGACTTACGTAAAAGAGAAATACCCAACTTATAAATTCAGTGTTCGCACTTCTTACGCGTCAATGTGTCAAGAATTGCATGTTGAATTAAAAGAAAGCCCTGTAGAAATTTACAAATCATTTGAAGAGCTGACCGAGGACGACAAAAACGAGTTCTTTAGAAAAGCAAGCCGCAACGGCTATTGGACTTTAAACTGCTGGAACGATTCAGAATTTGAAGTTGAATATAACCGCATTACTTCCGAACATAGGAATTTTTTCAAGATCATGAATGAAGTTACAGCCGCAGTTATAAAAGACGTTGACGATTTTGTAAATTCCTATAATTATGAAGATTGTGACGGCATGATTGATTATTTTCACGTAGATTTCTACTATTTCGGATGTGCAAATAATAACGGTATAGATATAAAAATTGTGCCAAAAACGGCACGGATCAAAGTCACAGCCACTACCCCAGCAGCAACAAAAGAAACAGTCGCGCCAGATCAGATCAGCACAAACGAGGAAACATTCACGATTACTGAAAGTGAACACACAAAAACGCATGAGAAAATCTTTCTTGTTAAGTGTTTACAGACATTAAGCCGTGACGCTTATATGAATCTTAGCAAACAAATTCACGACATTGGCGGTTACTACTCTAAATTTACACATAGCTTTATTTTTAAGAGCGACCCAACCGAAGCATTGAAGGGAGTAAAAATAATATGATGAAAGAAGAATGCAAAATTAATTGTTGCAGGTGTCCAGAGCGCGGCACCTGCGAAAATATGCACAAGCGCCTTGTAAATGAGCTTTTCACAGTATACGGACAGCCACAAAAGCGAATGAGTGAAAAAGTCATTAGAATTTATGAACAGCATCCAGAGCGATTACACACAGAAAAAGATATTTTAAACAGTTTCGAGCATACTAGGCAAAATATAGAACGCTTGGAAGAGGTTATTCTTGAGCTTAAAGCGTACGAGATTGAACTTACAAACCGCTATAATTTCATAAAAACCGCACCAATGCGGCAAAAAATAAAATTGTATCGGGAAAAGCGCTATCAAGAGAAAGTTTTTTACTATATACAATTTTATGATGTTAATTTAACAGACGGGCATGAGGAATTGACACACAGTATTAAATATACCGGGAAAGAACGGAAACAAGCTATAGAACACTTTGAGAAGCTCAGAAAAGCCAAAAACAACGCCATTTTTGAAATTGATATAGATAAAAAATCATGGGAGCGATGATCTTCTAACCGCCGCAGAGGATGCCAGCCGGACCGATACCGGCGGCGGTTTTTCCTATAAGGGATAAAATTAAAATATGGAGGTATTGAGATTATGACAATTTACGAAAAATTAGACATTTTAACTGCTGGGGAAATCCGCGGAAACCTGGAAAAATTTACATTTATTTATGGGGGAAAGGTTGTTGAAGTATTAGGACTTGAGAAAATAAAAGATTTTTCTTTTTGGGACAATGGGCGAAGTGTAATTATATACACAGGCACGCAGGCAATTTTTGATTGTAATTATGATTTTTTATGGATCAAAAAAGACTCACAACTTGTTATAATAAAAACGGTTTGTTTTTTGAATTTAATAATTAATATTTGATTAAGGGCGTACGAGTTGCGCCCTTTTGCCGCCGCTGGTGGGTTGTGGCTGGTTCAATTCCAGCCGGGCGGCTTTCTGATCTTTGATAATATAATATTGCTATGTGTGCGCCTGTGTGCTATGCTGTTCATATATAGCCTTATTAACTATATATTTATATTTAATTGTGTGAATTGTCTATATAATTCTATACAATTATATTATCTATGGTGGTTTATTAATTGCGCCTGTCTGCTGCCACTTCTGGCGGTTGATCTCGCCCGGTTTATATTGCTGTTGCATGAGCAAAGATAACAACGCGTTTATTTGCGTTTTAAGGCTTTTTGAATGTGTGGACGTGTAAATCTATTAACAGCAACACGCAAAACAGTAAACAAAAACTATCGCGGCGACAATGGCATATTATAAACCTTGCCGGTGGTATTCTTTTACCGTGTGGCTGATCCCGGTTTGGGTTATCTATTACTTTGCCACGTTGAAGTGTTTCGATTCTGTTCAAAAATCCGAACAAAACTCGCATGAAATTGATGAAAAGTTGAGAAAAAATTTTTTGACCGTCCGAAATTTTCAGAATTATTTGATAGGGGGGGTATACATTAATCCGAATATTTTTTATAAGAATTTTTGAAAAATTAATTTTTATTTTTGATTTGATGCAATAACAAGGGCTTTGGCAATATAGTGCGATTGTCCCAACTCTTCTATCAGCTTTTTCCTGGTCATTTCTGGGTTAGTTCGTCTTATATACTTTAATATCTTATCTATGTTATCCATACATTCTATCTCCCATATATCCTGTTAATATATCAACAATTTCAAATACTTGGTCACCATATGTAGCAACAAAATCACACAGCATTTCCTCCTGTTCTATCGGCATATATATGTTATACGACATACAAACGCAATGACACAGCTCATGTATAATCACTTTACGCAGAAATGCACCATGCAAACTTTTAGCCAAATATATGCAGTGGGTATTCATGTCTGTTACTCCCACGCTCATAGAGCCATCTGTACGGCTCAATAGTGAACTTTTATTGTCCACCCATACAATTTGCCATTGAATACCATTTAATTCAAAATTCAATCTATATGCCCCCTTAAAACGCAAGAGAGCGACTATGCACTCCCTCACGCTTATATACATCATGTGTAATTGTTACAGTTTTGTTACAAGTGTAGACATTTTGGATTTAAGCATCGACCGCTCCTCCGGGGTCATGTTGCCGATCACATCTGTAATGTCCTCACTAACTCCTTTGAGGTACTTCTCAAGTTCCTGCATAGTTGTGTCTTTGTCTTTATGCATCTCTTTCGCTTCGATGTATGATCTCCTCATCATGCCACTTTTGCCTTCTCTGCTGTCTCTTGTAGCAGTCGTTGGCTCTGTATAGTGCATTCTACCACTCATGCGGTCAAGGTCTCTCATTCTTTCCTGCATTGGCTTATCTTCCCATGTCCTATAATCGTCTGGCATTTGATGATAGTAAGGAGGCTCTATATAACCGTGCCTTGTTTCTCTGCCTTTCGGTGCAAATCTGCCATTAGCATAGCGGTAATTATCATAGAATCTTCTATCTGGATAATCTTCGTACTGTTCAACCATACGCATAATGTCCTCATTATCTTCTGATTTTTCCATAGCCTCAACAATTCTGTAATCCTTGTCAAAGCAAGCTATGTTCTTTGCTATTTCTGTAAAATCTTTTAAGTCATCAAGGTTCTGTCCCTCGAAGTTATCCAATCCAATTGCTTCAACTTTCGCCTTGACACATTCCATAATCTGTTTAGCCCATTTATGCATAATATCAAGCCTCCCTTACTGCGATTAAGTTACTATTCTGCACTTCAATAGCCTGTGTAGATGTATTCTGCACCGCTACTGTACTGCAACAACCGCAAGGCACATCAATATAAGCCTGTGCCGACACATTAAAGAAGTTCTCAACTGCTGCCGGAGTAACTATCATTCGTGTTGACTGCAAAGGCTCTCCATCAACTGCAATAGCAAGTGAGATAGCTTCAACTGTACCGCCTGTTGGTATCTGAATATTACCGCTATAGGATACTAAAAATCTTGCTTTGCACTGATTAGTAATACCTCTCAACTTGATAATTCCGCTTCCCTGTCTGTGAACTATACATTTAGTGCCACATACCGGTGTTTCTGTAAATGCCACATCTTCTCCGGCAGAAACTGTTTGTAATGCAATTCCTGTTATCTCCATTATCTTTACCTCTCTTTCACAAAATAAGGGCAAACATATTTCAGTCTACCCTTGGGTTAAAAAGTAATACTGCATAGCAGACATAATCATGTTCAGTCGGTTAAAACCAGTTAAATCGGTTAAAATCGAGTTCAACTCAATTAAGATACTCAATTATTCGCTTTTACGTAGCTGCTACTTTTAGCAGCCACAGCCTGCATTGCAACCACATCCATAAGCATAAGCATTAGGATTAGGCACAACATAAGCTGGAATAGCTGTAGGATTTACAGAGTTGACAATCTGCTGTGTTTGTGCTGTCATTGCAGTAGTCAGAAGTGCATTCTGTCTATCCTGTGATGCGGCGAGCCTTAAGCTATTGTTTTCTGCCTGCAATGTGGCTATCTTGTCCTGAGTCAGGAAATCAAGGATGTTTCTCGTGCTGTTCTCGATAGCCTGTCTTGTCTCACAAGCCTGTGTAGCCATGTTGTAGTTGGTGTCGCAGAAACCTCTCTCAATCTGTCTCTGAGTCTCACAGCAACAAGCGGCATTCTGAGCAGCCATGTTGTTAAGGGTTGCCTGAATAGCATTTGTGTTCTGCATACCAGCTACAGTGTCAGCGTTGATCGCCTGTTGTATGCCATAGCCTGTCTGCATGATATTTGTGTTAATGCCGTTAAAACCAGTAAGCATGCTGTTGTTCATGGCATAAAATCCATCACAAAGTCCGTTAGAAATGCCGTCTAACTTGCTGATAACTGCTGAATTATCAAATCCTCTCTGAATATCAGCTTGTGTAGCTGCTGTCGCAACATAGCCACCGCCATTGTTGCCGCCAAAACCGCCAAATCCACCATTGCCCCATCCAAAGAGCAAGGCAAATACAACGATTATCCAAAGCCATCCGCCGTCAGCCCAACCACCATTGTTATTGCCATTACCATCAATGTTAGCCACTAAAGGTACGCTGGCACAATTTGAGTTTGAAAACATATTGTTACCTCCTGAAAATATATTCATAAAGATGTCACCTAGGTAATTTGCAAAGACATCTAATATGCTACTAATTACCAAATCTACTTTTTATCTGATTAAATACATCATCTGCATTTAATCCCTTTTCTTTGCACAAATTTCTCGCCATTTGCTCTATACCCTGTACGTTGCCTTGTTGTGCGATATTGATAGTATTTTTCATCATAGGATTACTCATAATCTGATTATTTCCCATCATCTGCTGTATAAACTGTTGTGGGCCAGCTTTCATCATTTGAAAAATGTTAATTGGGTTCATTCTTCGTCACCACCTTTACTTTGTGATCGCGAATTTTTTCTTTGAGAACTTGTTAGTTTGCTTTCAATTTCTTCAATTTTTGAATACAGATTATCCAATCTTGTTGTAATACCCTCTGTAACGCTTTCTGATAGGTCTATTTTAAATTTTTCTGCATCAAAAGTATTATTTACTGCCTGTGTCGGTTTTGTGTCTCTAACAGGCTTATACACGATTGTTTCAATTTGCCCTTCTGCGTTCCATCCTTTAACATAAATCTCGGACAAATCTTGTTTAGGGAAAAAAGCAGCGGTGCCATCCATTGGAACATCATTTGCCGTTATTGCTTCTAAAGTCTGAACAACCTTACCTGTAAGTGGCTTTACTTGCGGCTGCATTACTTGTTGAGGTTGCTCTACTGGCATAGGCTGAACCTGAGATTGTGGTCTAGTTGTCCATGGATTGTACATTTGGGGTGTATAAGCCATTTGCGGCTGACTATAAATCATATTTTGATAAGGTGTCTGTGCTATCATCCGTTTTCTCCTTTTCAAGTTCTTCGTCAATTGCGTGTATCATTGTCGATTGATATATAAGTGGCACTTTTGCCACATCTTCCCTAGAAAAAATACGTTCCAATATTTCATCGGTAATCATAAGCCACCTCCTATAACTCTATTTTTGCATAAAAAAAGAGCGGTAACGAGTTCGTTATCCGCTCATAATCAGCTCACCAAAGTGTCATTATTGTATCACCCGGTTTATCTTTCGGTCTACCTGATGTGCTATCCGTTTTATTGTCGATACACTCATATTCATCAACTCGGCGCACATTTCATATGTGTATTGTTTGTTGCGCAACTCATACAGTTCTAATTCTCGCTCTGTGAAGTTGGCATTAAATCTTATGTACTCATATTCAGCCTTTATCAGCTTAGATATATCAATCATCAATATACCTCCTAAGTACACAATCAACATAACATATAGCCTAAAAAATAGCAATAAAAAAGACACATAATGCGTCATGTGTCAAAAAGAATGTAGTGTATATGCTGTATAGCACCACCTTAACGCCATAGGAACTGCATTATGTAAGTGCTAAAAGTTTTTTAGCTGAATTTCTATATCGTCCTTGCCTACAATTACCTTATCAATTATAGTTTTGAGTATAGAGTTTTTTTGAGACTTGCTGATACCATCCCAGATGTCGGCAAGTTTTTTTATATTTTCATAGACAAATTCTTTTTTCTGCTCATGCTGACCATTTTTTCTTTCAGCTGAAATCTTTTCGGTAGTCTCTCTGATCTCAGTCTCCAAAGTCTTAATCATATCCAAAACCATGTCGTTTCCCTCTGCATACAGGGTGTATAGCCGTTTTAGCTTTGATTTTTGTTTTTCAAGCTGGTTAGTCAGTATTTGCAACTTTGTTTCTTTTGCCTTTGGCTTGTATTGTGATAGATTTATTGAGATGCCAAGTATCTCATGCTCAAATGCTATTTCAATATCGCTTGCCCATGCTCCGGGGTTGTCGCAATCTGCATTGTAGTTCGGCAAGTAGTCCAAGTATTTGTCGTGTGAGCAACAATATATCTTGTGAATCCCCATGCCGGTTATCTTCTGGTATCGCATCTTGCAACCACAGGTTTTGCAATAACACAAACCTGTAAGCAAATGTGGCTCGGTAAAATTGTATACATGTTGTTTACGTCTACTTTTTCTCAACTCCTGAGCAAGATAAAATTTGTCATGCTCAAATATCGGCTCATGCAATCCTTTATATGTGCCGCCCTTGTATGGGATATAACCGATATTAACAACCCCTGTAAGGATATTTCTCACAACAAATTCGCTCTTATAGCCAAGTAATCTCTGAATTTTTACGTCGGACATACCGCCAATAAACAAATCCATAGCTCTATTAGCCTGTTCGGCACGTTCTGGAATTGGTACAAGATAGCCAAGGTTTTTATCATATCGGTAACAGTATGGTGTATTGCCACCGCCCATCCAGTAGCCATTTTTAACTCTCTCCAGCATACCGCCGCGCATTCTCAGCAACATTGTGTTTCTATCGTATTCGGCAACTGCCGCCATAATATGTGTTTGAAACTTGTCTTGTGGTGTTTCATACCTGGCAAAATCGTGTACGCTATTAACTCTGACGCCTTTCGGTGTAAAGAGTTTCTCGATCATGTATAATGCATCTACTGAATCCCTTGCTAGTCTGTCCAGCTTATATACTACTATGTCGTTTATTTTTGATATATCCGATATAAGCCGTTGCAGTTCAACACGCTTGGTCATGTCCATCCCAGATAGTCCAGCATCAATATACCAATCAGTGATTAGCATTTCATTTTTCTTACAATATTCTTCGATATCTCTTTTTTGACTTTCAAGGCCGTAACCCTCTTCAACCTGTCTTTCTGTTGACACTCTTATATATGCCACACATTCCATTTTTATTACCCTCCTACGTAAAATGTGCCGCATATACACTACATTCTACGGCACATTCTACTTGTCATTTATGTACTTGTCAACCAATCATGCTAGCTATTGTTCTTGCCACATCATCAGGCAAAACAATATCAGCAATATTCACTTTTTTACCACTTTGCGTAACCACAACATTCATCTGTTTTTCCTCCGATACTCTGCCTTTGTCTTTAAACTTCTGTCTATCAAATACTTGTCAACCGCTCGACTCTTCGACCTCTCGTTAAACACTTTGCTGTTCCATTCATCATATGCTTTCTTCCATGTCAAATATTTTTCGCAGTTTCCATGGCAACCTATATGTCTGATAGGTTCTACACAATCTTTACATGGGTTATCATTTTTGCTTATCATTCATCCACCGCCTTTCTTATAGGTGGATGCCATTTAAGCTGTCGATATCCATACATTTTGTCAAAATGATCTTGGCATACCTTATAGTTGCGATAAACAGGATTATCACAATATCGGCATTTGCCTTCAACAGGAATTATTGGATGTGGTACATATTTGCTTCGCAATGTTGAATTATCTTTTTTTTGACACAAACCACATGTTATAAATCCAAATTGAGGTCTAATTTTCCCACATTTAGGGCAAAGCCCTTGAGCTTTTCGCTCTGCATATATGCGTCTTGCCCCATCTGCATGTCTTTTGTTGAGTTCTAACCTATTTTTCTGCCTATAAATTTCTTGAAAATTGTTATGTTTTTGTTGACAAGCCAAACATTGCTTTTCGTCTCCGTATAAGGATTCTTTTCTGCAACTAGGGCAAATGTGATTTTCTGCGTACCATTTTTTTGCCGTTTTGTTTTCATCAGTGTGTTTTTTGCAGCAGACCGAGCAATAAGCACCATCTCTATCTCTTGTTTTGCCACATCTTACACACAATCCAGCATTTTTAAGTTTTTGATATCTGGATTCCATCATTTCACCAACTTATTCAATTATCGTTTTATCTTTTGTGATTTTATCGGGCCGATTAGCCTCATACTCTGAAAGTAATTTAGAATTATTATTGATTTTTTCGATGATCTGCCGAACCTCACTTGGCATTCTGCTTAGTTCGTTTTGCCGAGCGACTTCCGTTCGATAGCTGCGCATGAAATTGCTACTAACTACGTTTTCGTTATAAGACGCATCCAGCGCCCACATTCTTAGTTGTGCCGGTGATCCGACTGCCCTTTGGCATGTTACCGGTAGCTCATTAAATCTATCTTTGGCATTGTAGCTGCTATCTGAGATTGCCTTACGAACCAATGCCCATGCCTCGGCATCGGTCATTTGTCGAGGAGTAGTTATTGATTTTATTTTGTCAATAACTTGTCCTATTGCCGGAGCAAAGCCACTGGTGTCTGTTGATATATATGCCTTGATTGCCATGTCAACCTCCGAGTAACAATAATCAGACAACATATCCGTCCAAACAGATACGGTAAAGTCAATGTTAATCGGCTTGTAGTTCGGATATGCAACCATCAACACCGCTATTATCTTACGTGTTTCTTTATCGGTCAATTGCTCTCCCCTCCTTGTTATCTACTGTCATTTCGTCCTTGCCGTCAATCATCTTCATCTCTCCTTATCTGCTCCATGAGCCTATCAAACTGATCGCTTGCACTCTGTTGAGACTTTGGTGGTTGAACTTTTTTTATTCTGTCCCATGTTATCCCTTGATAGCCATTTCCAATACTCTCATCAATTATTGCGATGACAGCCTGTTCTCCGTACTCATCTGCCTTGATCTTAATAGTCTTAACCAAGGTTCTCAGGCCACTCTCTTTGTATGTAAATCTCCGTTCTTTTTTATATTTAAGCCATGTATTAATACCATCCAATAAATAGTTAGATATATTAAACTCTGTAATTAATTCATCTAGTATAT